GACTACGATGACGAAGAAGACGAAGACTAATCACAATGTCAGTGGTTAGGTTTATAATAGAGATACACTAAAAGAAAGAAGAAAACAATGGAAAGCAACCACCCTGTATTACAGCAACTAAAAGACAAGATTGTTGAACTAGAAGCAAAGTTAGAAGAGCAACGCAAAGCAAGTTCAACAAAGTTCTATGAGCAGTTGGCAACAGAAGAAAAACTAAAAGAGATTTTAGTTGAAGCAGTAAGAGATAGCGACATCTCAACAGAGTTGGCTCAGTCAATAGCAGGACTATTTGAGATTGAACTAACCGAGTATGTTGAACTAGAACTGACTTTCAAGGTTCAAGCAAGTTTCAATGTTCCTATTGGAACTGATACTGACCTGTTGGCACAAGAAATTGGTATTGAAACTAGTTTTCACGGACTAGCAGAAGAATACTACAACAGCGATTACTATGAGTTAGATGATTGGAATGTTAGTTAGGCGGTTCCCTTTCTTTCCGTCTATAACACCACACCTGAGCAAGTGTATAAACTGCTCACTTTTGGTCCCATCGTCTAGTGGTCAGGACATCAGGTTTTCATCCTGAAAGCGAGAGTTCGATTCTCTCTGGGACTACTTTTCACCGCACGTCATTTTACCGTGCCCCGATTTGGTAACGATTAGGTTAAGAATGCAAAATTGTTTTACGAAACACTTGACAAATCCCCGAAATAATGGGATAATTGAGTATCAAATAAATCCAACAATGAAAGGTGTGTCCCTATGGCTCACGAATTAGAAATCAACGAAGCAACTGGCGAAGCGTCTTTTGCTTCTCTACGCCAACCTGCTTGGCACAATCTTGGAACTGTGTTTCAGGAAGAAGTATCAACTAGCGAAATGCTATCCTTAGCAAAACTAGACAACTGGAATGTTCGTCTTGAAGATGTAGTTGTCCCTACTGGTTTTTCTAGTGATAGAAACTACTCATTCGTATCAAGAACTAATCCATTCAACGCAGAACAGACAGACATTCTTGGTGTCGTTGGTGAGCGTTATGTTCCATTACAGAACGAAGACTTGTTCTCGTTTGGTGATAACCTGCTAGATGGTGGTGGTCGTTGGGAAACTGCTGGTTCAATCAAGGGTGGCAGACAAGTATTCGGTTCAATCGCATTAGAGCGTGAGAGCGTTCTTGACCCTAATGGCGTTGGAGATGTTGTCAAGTCTTACCTATTGCTAAACACATCTCACGATGGTTCAATCGCAATTCAGGCTTCAATCACTCCTGTTCGTGTAGTTTGTGCTAACACTCTAAACCTTGCTCTATCTTCTCTAAAAGGTAAAAAGGGTATCAAGCAAACTTTCAAGATTAGACACACACAAACAGCAGAAGGTAAAATCGCAGTTGCTCGTGAAGCGTTGGGTCTTGCTAATCACTACCTAGACGAGTTTGACCTACTTGCTAAGTCTATGATTGAAACAGAAATCACTCAGGCTAAGTTTGACGAGATTGTTCTAAAAGCGTATCCAATGCCAACTAAGGACAGCAAGGGTTCTATGAAAAAGTGGAGCGACAAGGTTGAACTTATCCAATCTATCTACACTGGACAATACAACAACACCATTGCTGGAACTGCTTGGGGAGCAATGAACGCTCTAACCGAACGCCTAGACTGGTATCGTAATGCTCGTGGTTCAAACAACGAAAGCATTTATGCTTCTGCTTCTGGTTTTGACCCTGTAATCAACGCTGAGAAAAATCGCATAATGAACTTGGTTCTCGCAAGCGTATAATCTCGCAGACCTGAGCAAGTCTAAAACTGCTCACCATTTCCTACTTGACAAAGTGGGCAAATCGGTGCACGTCATTTCACCGTGCGGCAAATCTGAAATAGTATAAGTAAATAAAAGAGTTCGATTACGATAAGGTTACATTTTCCCCGAACCTATTGCTTTTGTCAGTGGTGGTCTGTATAATTGTAGTATGAATGAAAACGAAACTATTATCCTTACCCCTGTTTATGATGAAGAAGATGCTCCTTACATCTACCCTGACGGAAATGACCTAGAAATCTACCAGCGTAGGCAGTTTTACGCTTGGGGGATAGAAGCATTAGAGAGACAACTATGGGATAGTGCCGAACGAGGTTGGCACGATACCAGTGGTCCAGAGTTCCAGTCCTACCTAAAAATGCTTAGAAGTATAAAGATGAGTATGGAAGACAAACTAGCCTATGACAATTCTAAGATACTAGATGACGAGATGCTTGAAAAAGCGTCTATGATGTCCTAGATGTCAGTGGTATCCCCTATAATAGAAACCTAACAGAAAGAGAAAACCCTATGAAAAGATACTATGTAGAAATCCAAGTAAATTACTGTGGAGACATTGAAGCAGAAAGCCCAGAGCAAGCAGAAGAAATGGCTTGGCATTCTTACTATGGCGATAACGCTACTCTACAATACGATAGCGTAGAAGACATTAGAGTTGATGAGTATGATGTCTGCGATACCTGTGGTAATGATGAGCAGGAATACTGTGAATGCGAACCAGAAGAAGAAGAAGATAATGAGTGATTGTGATTGCGAAAGAGTAGAGTGTCCTAAACACGAAGGCAATTTTGATTGTAATTCATTCTGCGACATCTGCGAAGGTAATCAAGATTACTGCCCTACCCACGATGAATGGGAAGCAGAACAAGCAAACATTTATCTAACTATGTATAAGGAAAGAGAAGAAGATATGGAAAAAACTATGTTGGAAGAACACAGAGAAGAACTAGCAATGCTAGAACACGAACTACACACTAAAGCATTGAGCAGATTTGCTATTGCGTGTATTGAAGGTCGCATTAGCGATTTGGATAGTATGATTGCTCAGGACGAATACTGGGAGAAGCAGGAGAAGAAGTATGCTTGAACTAACTGACGAACACTACGAAACTAAGAGAATGGTTTCAGCAACAATTACATACCTGATTGATGTCAATAAAGATAACATCTTCATCAGCGAAGTAGAAGACTTTGATACCGAAGACGGAACCGAAGAAGACTACGAAGATTTGAAGAGAACTGACGAAGAACTAGAGCGTTCAGCAATCAACGAATTAGCAGAAATCATTTATAATTCTGTCAAGTATAATGACCTGACAGATATGATTAGTGTGGAGTTCCATAATGTCTGAGATGACAGATAAAGAAATCGTCCTGTCTATGATTGATGGCTTCAAGAAAGTCAAGGGTATAAATCAAATGCCTACTCTAGAAGTATTGAAACTAATAGAGATGAGACTAAAGCGTGAAGATGAGTTCAATGAATTTGTTAATCATGCTAGAGAAGTTTTGGCTGACATATAGGGATAATAGGGGACCAGGGTGGTTGGATTAATTTCTGACTGCCCTGGTTTTGACGCACGCCCCCAAAGATAACGGAATGATAACGATAGAAAAAACTTTGCCGAATACCCTTGACTTATAGATGGTTATGCCTTATACTTGTAGTATCAACAAAAGTTGATAATCAAGCAACAATTACCCTTCGGGAGAAAAGAGATACAAATGCCAGAAATCAAGGTAGGCGACCGCTACGAAACCAAGACTAACAAGTTTGTTGGTGTAGTTCAGGAAATCGCCCAGAACAAGAACGGCTCATTCCGTATTCGTTTGGACATTGACGGAAAGTCCCACTGGACATCTGCTCAGGGAACAGTCCTAGCATAATTCATTCATAACAGAATGATAACATCTAGGCAAATGTCTAAACTGCCTATTTACAAATCCCCCTAAATCCTGTATAATTGTATTATACAAAAAACAACCCTAATAGAAAGTAGATACAAAATGGCAAGAGCCTTATCAGTAAAAGTTCCAACATCAAGCCTAATCGCATTGCTGGAAGACAAAATCGCAACAATCAAGTCTGCTATCGCAGATTACCCAAGAGCAAAAGAGCAATACAAGGCTGACCTAAAAGCATACAAGCGTTCTGTCCTTGACCTTGCTATTGCTAAGATTACTAGCAACCCAGAAGTCTTGTTTGATAACGATAGCCTAGAAGTTGGCACATCTTATCGCAATGATGTTCAAATCACTTTGGATAAGGATTTGTTTGAGTTGCCAGAAATGCCACAGCAACCAGAAGACCCAAGCGTAAAGACTTGGATTGGTAGAGACCACACAACTAAGTTGTCTGTTTTGGAAAAGACTTTGGCTGTTCTAAAACTAACAACTCAGGAAGAAGTTTCTGCTTCCACATACAACTCTGTAATGGAGTTGCTATAAACCATAGGCTTACGCCTAAACACCTAAGCAAGTGTCTAAACTGCTTACCCTATTAGGTTAGTTATCCATAATTGAAGCCCATAGTAGAGATAACCGAACTGAACGCTTCACCCTAATAAATTTTCCCCCTGTGAAGTCTGGACACAATCCCGAAAGTAGCAGGGGGATTTTTTTGGCGTGCGGCAAAATAGTTATGTAAACTAATAATCATTACAATGTATTACGATGTTATAACAATTTCCCCATGATTATGTAAACCTGTAGACATTGTGTTTGATTACGAAGTGGTAACATTTTCCCCGAAAGTCTTGTCTTTACGAACGGTATCCTGTATCATAGATGTATACAACCTTTACAGAAAGAGATGACCCTATGCATACTATGCAGTATCTAGCAACAGAACTAGAACTTGATTTAGATGAGCAACACACAGACGAAGAACTTAGAGCCTTAGCACAAGAGCAAGTAGGCAGTTGGCTAGAGAGTGAAGCAGATGGCTTTGGCTTTGTTGGTGGCTGGTCAGACTGGTATCAGGTTGGTGGCAGGTATGAAGATGTCCCTATCCTTATCTACAACGATGAGAATGCTTGTTCATTCTTAGAAGCATTAGATATCATTGACCAGAAGCAGTTGGCTCAGTTCAACGAATACTTTACTGAGTTTGATTTTCCTACTATCAATACTGTTATGACTAAGTATTCTAATGGTGAGAATGTTGACTACCGTGAGATTTACGAAGCCAACATAACTAGTTTGTCATCTGCATTGAAGATTATGCGTGGCTACTGGAACTGGGATAGTGGTTTCTTTGACACAGAAGACTGCACAATAAAGACATCAGCCCTACGCAAAAAACTGGGTATTGACAAGACAGCGTATCGTAGTGTATACTGTTTAGTGCCAGTAGATTTCCACTTCTAAGAGAGAGAGTAAACCCTATGGAAAAGATAACAGCAACAGTTCGCTTTTGGTATTCACAAGAGTTTGAAGTTGAGATAGAAGACCCTAACGATGACAATGACATCCACGATAAGGTGGCTGAACTTGCCAACGAGATAAAGGTATGGGATGGCAACAACTCATACACAGTTGAGTTTGATGACTACGAGATTGAGTTCTGATGACTGAGATGACTGAAACACAATGGTCTGCTAAATATAGACCTATCAAAAACCATTTAGTTAAAGATGATACTACATCCTTTGAGACCTATGGTGAAGAACTAGACTTTGTATGTCAGCAACCACACTCTACCGTATGGACTGAGATGGATGGTGACGAAGGTGTTTACATTGTACAAGGTTACCATTTGGCTAATCGTATTCAATACTACATCACTGAGATACCGTGGACAGATGACGATGACATCTTTATAACCATTTGTAAGTTTGTTGAGTGCGAATGTATAAATGAAGATGGCGAAGGTAAACAAGATTGTGAAACATGTTATGGAGATGGGACCTATACTGAATGGAGCATGGACTAATGGAAGATAAAATTAATAAGTATAACAACAACCCTGACTACGATGCAGGGTACGAAGAAGGCTGGACAAACGCTATCAACAATGTTCTTGACATCTCACAGCAGATGCGGTATAATGATAACCTTAGTTGGAATAATGAAACCCTAGAAGAACTGGAGCAACGAATAGTATGATTTTATGGGACCTGAACGTTTGGTTCAAAGAGAACATCGTAGATGATGAAGTAGTAGTAGAAGATACAATCACTATCAATCCTGCGATATATATAGCAAATGATGAGTATGACGTGTATGGTGGTGTTCAAAAAGTCTATACAGGAATCCTTTATAAAACTAATAGTGATGAGACTGCAAAGATACGAGCATTCCGTAGTGAACAGGAATACGGTAACGATTGGTTTGACTTTGCGGACGAACTGTATGCATTGGATATCAGCAATGGTATCCAGGAATTCATTGACTCACTAGGGGACCCTACTACCATCCCTATCCATGACGTAGATGATTTGTATCACATAGATAGTATAGATAAACTTAGTGGGTTGAGAACACTCCCTACTAATGGTCAGAGCAGTTAGGGGTTTCTGTGTCTGACTAAAGGGGAAGCATGAGCGGCATTTTGCTACTTGTGCTTCCCCAACATTTTTGGTATAATGATATGATAAGAGAATAGAGAAAGCAATGAGAAGACAAACAAGAACAAAAGAAGAAAAGTTTGCTGATATAATTAGTAATTGGATAGCAGACTTAAGATTTGATTTAGAGTTTGCTGGGCGGTATTTAGCAATGACCTTATCAAATGTAGCATATAGACGATTACTGATTGTCTTAGAAGCAATGAAACACGAAAGAGAAGAGAATAAGAATGACAGAAACTACATTTCAGAATAAATGTAACATCCTATCAGAACTGTGGATGAACTACCGTAACGACCCTAACTTTGAGGATTTCATTTCCTACAGTGACTTAGGGCTTCCTCTAGCATATGCCTTTGCAAATGGTCTAGCAACGCCTACAGGAGCATCAGAGAAGTTTGTAGGGGAAACATTCTACCTTCTTCTAAACAGCCTTGAGGTAACCGATACAGGCTTTAATGACCTAGATGAGATATTCGTTGCAGCAGGTTAATTAAATAGTATTATTAAATATACTCCTATCTTATGGTAGGGGTATTTTTTTATACCATCGCAGTGCTGCAAAATAAAACTATTACACATTATTTATAACAAATATGTAACGCAGCAAAATTAAACTAAGAATCATATTACGAACCCTCCAAATTTTTTCCCAGAAGTTTTGTAACTTTTAGGTTACATTTTATTTTGTAACTTTTAGGTTACATTATATAAATTAAAATAAATAGATATTACGAAGGGCATATATTTTTCCCAGGGTATTACGAACATGTCCTAATTCCCCTAGTATAAGTATAAACACATAGGCTCTATATATGTATTACGAACGTGTATATTTTTTCCCTGATTTTATATATGTTTTATATATATTTGTTTTGTTTTATATATTTTTTATAACAAAATCGTTAAAATACTTGACAAATTGCACAAAATATGCTATGTGAATTTGGTAGCATAGGATATGTGAAAATGGTATGATAGTGGGCTATGGGGATAAATGATTACGAGGCTTATTATACATTTGCACCATTACACATATCTTTTATCTCCACTTTGCTCCACTATGATATCTAAGATATACAGTAAGATGTTTTACACATATTTCTATGTATTTACATGTAAAATTCAAGGGTATTTATGTAAACTTTTACATATTTTTGTCTATGCTTTTGGATATTTTCTTTTGAATGCATCTGACTTGACATCAGGGACATTTCGTTTGTCTGTGATAGCAAATCCACCTAGAGTTTTCTTTGTTTCATAGGTAAAACCAAAGCCCCATAGCCACAACTTGATTCTGATAGGGCTATATCGTCTTGTGCCATTAGTTAGTTTGTTATATTTGAATGTGTGGACATATCTGCTCATGTGTTATTCTTTCTACTAGGTTTAACTTATACTAGGTATTACGAAGGTTTCTTTTATTCCCCGAAGTTTTAATGCGACCAAGCACAGCATACTATATACTGCACTTAGCCACATATTTTGTTATTTAGTCTTTCTCTTAGAGATAGCAATACCTAAATCAAAAAGACCTAGAGTAATAGCAACTAGCAAAAGTGGCAAACTATAAGCAGCAACAAACATCATAACCCTCGCAGCATCACTAACTGCTGCGTGAGAGTTGACATTGAAACCTACTAAAACATAGACTGTGCTAATTGCTACTAGTGGAATTAGTCCTAAAACAATTCCAGTCTTGCGTATTACTTTTTGTAACTTATCTGTATTCATTTGTTTCTCCTATTTTTATTTGATTCCAAGGCTTTTTATTGCCCCGAATTTTTTACGATTTCAATGATATCCAACATAAACAGATATCTTGTGCGTGATGCTTCATCATCTAAAGAAACATCCTTCTCTAACTCCAAACCTTTGTTATAAAGAATGTTTAGGATACGTTCTCTCTCTGACCGAATACCTTTCTCATAGTCAGGTAACTCATGCAGTTCTGCATCTATCTCTGCTAATCTTCCCATCCCACTAACTCCTTATCTTCTTCGTGGTTCTTTACGATAGGCAAAATATCTTTCACTTCTATCGGTGTTTCCTGTAGCCAGTCAATCTTCTCAATATGACTAGACAACAAATCTATAATCTGATTCTTCTGCTCAACCATACCTGCTTCATAGCCATGCTCCCAGCCTTTATCATATCCATGCTGAACTAGATTAACTCGCCATCTGAAAATTTTTGGTAATTTCATGGTCCTCCTTAAATAGTGGGTCATGTGCAACCCAGTAATACTTACAAGGTTCTTTACGCTCAGGGCAACAAGGGTTGCTATCTTCTAGCGAACTAAAGAACTCAAAGTAATAGATAGGGTCTTTAGTATATAGATTAGCCTTATGGCTAGTAGTAAGTCTACTTAATGCAAATGGATTCTTATACCACCGAGGAATTGAATACCCCCAGTTATCCCCAGCAACAGCCTTAAGATTAGTAAGATTCTCCATGTTTTTATCAGTCTTAATGCCACGTTTATCTGCTTCTTTAACCATAGCCATAGTATATAGCCATAGTTGACCTTCGTGGTTACGCCACATCTTAACAGCAGGATGATTACGCCAAGCAGCATGTGGGTCATCACTAGACAACACCTTAAGAATCTGGTAAGACTCTAATATCTGTTTATTTAATCTCTTATTGTCTAGGGCTTGTGCAGACTTATCGAACTGCTTAAATGGTAAAAAGGTTTGCATACGTTCCTATCGTTTAATGGACCTTATACATCAATTGTACAGGATAATCGCTTGTTTGTCAAGCGTAAAGACCTCATATTTCCGCCCGATTTACATATTTACAAACCGAACTTTTAGTGGTATAATGTTCTTATGCCTAATAAAACACGCTTTGTAATTGACCCTGACCGCACCTATGTGGTTAAGTTAGACGATGGCGATGAGGTAGAGGTTACTGGTCTTGACATTATCCAGATGGGATATCAAGTTAGAAAGACTCAGATGATTATTAAAACTTTTAGAGATTTAGAAGAAAACGAAGAAAACGAATGGAGTTGGTGGTAATGGCTAGACAAAGATTAACATTTATTATTACATGGGGAATGCTATTTCTTAGTTCCCAGATATTGTTACTTATTTTATTTAGTGCAATAGGCTATGACCCAACTGCTGTTGCTATCAGCGAAACTGTTGCTGGAATATTTACTGCAATGATGACAGCCATGATGATGGTTAGAGAGGATATTGATGGCAAAGAAATCTTCCGAAAGGAATAGCAACAGACCAAATGGTAAGGCTTCCAAGAAGCACCCACTAAAGTTTGACCCAATCAAACGTAAGTTAGTTAAGATTAATTAATGTCTATTCGTATCTGTGGCTTTTGCATGACAGGACATCACTGGAACTGTAAAAAGACTATTACTTATTATGAGAAAACTTGGGTGTGTGAGTGTCCCCATCCAGACGATACTCTTCCTGACAAGGAATACAAAAATGAGTTGGAGCAAGAGGTCTAGGTAATCCACCTAAAACAATCTTATCTTCTTTAGCAGTCATTATCTGCTCGTAGGTTGGAAATCCGTAAACAACTGGAACTAAAAGTTCCTGGCACAATGAACAATTCATAATATAAGTATAACATCCTTTACTTTTATTTGGTTATAGGGTATAATAGATATATGATTATTACTGACATTGACGATACCGTCCTAGAACACATGAGTTCTACCCCCATTAAAAAAACCATTGACTACATCAACTCACTAAATACTAAGGTAGTTGTGATTAGTGGAAGAAGCCGAAGCATGAGAGCAGAGACAGAGAAGGCTCTCAGGGATGCTGGACTAAAGTATAGTAGTCTTCTTCTTAATCCATATAACTATAAATTTACTAACAAGTGGAAGGCTGAGTGTGCCGAAAAACTTTCTGATGCTACCCTTGCCATTGACGATAACACAGGAGCCAGGAACGTTTACGAGAAGGCTGGTATCAAGGCTATCCATCCCAAAGATGTGCCAGACATGGATAAGTTCTGGTCATTGTTTGAAATAGAAAGCGGATACTAATGGAAAATAAAATAGCAATTGTTCTACCAGTTAGAAACTTTGGAACAGAAAGATACGAAAGACTGCCAAGATGTCTAGACTCTTTCTTTGATATGACAGAAGACCTGGCTGATGTCTTTGTACTACACGATGATGATGAATGTGACATTTATGACCCTATTCTTGCAAAATACCCTTCAGTAAATAATCTATGTATTAAGTCTGGTCTAAACCTAATGGAAAAGATAAATGTTCCAGCAATTGATATTGCAAACAAATATAGATATGTTGGTTTTATTGGTGATGACATTCTATTTAAAACAAAATGGGAATCTGAATTTATTTCTTTTTTGTCAAGTAGAAAGTTTGCCTTGGCATTTGCAAACGAAAATTCTGAATACGCTGGTGCTCTAGCAGCCCATCCATTTATCACTAGTAATATGATTAAGGCTGTTGGATTCTTTGGATGCCCTGCAGTAACTCACCAATACTTTGACAACTACTGGCATGAAATGGCTTTGACAGTTGGTGAAGTTAAATACTTTGAAAACATAATTATGGAGCATAGACACCCAATGATGTTTAAAGATATAAAGGATAAACTTTACGACAAGATTGAAAGTCAGTTCGAAGTTAACAGACACAACTACGCAGTCTATAAGCAAGTAGAAATGCTTAATGATGTTAAGAAAATCTTGAGGTATCAGGAATGAAGACCCTAGACCTAGGTTGTGGAGTTTTTCCTAGAAACCCTTTTAACGCTGAAGAAGTTTATGGCATAGACATAGCAGACCTAGAAGAAACAGAATACTTTAAATCTGTTGATTTAAATATTAATCCAATCCCTTTTCCAGATAACTATTTTGATTATGTAACAGCAGTTGATTTTCTAGAACATGTTCCTAGGATAATTTATATAGATGGAAAAATAAGAAATTCTTTTATAGAAGTTATGAATGAAATCTGGAGAGTCTTAAAACCAGGGGGAACATTCCTAGCCTTTACCCCACACTCAGAACACCCTGACGCTGCTTGGGGAGACCCAACACATGTTAATATTATTACAAAAGGAACTGTTGCATATTTTACAACCAATGCAGAACCTTTGGGAAGACTTTACGGATTCAATGGTGACTTTGAATTGGTAAAACAATATGAACATCCTACAATCAAATATTGGTTAGTTTGGGAATTGAGGGCTACTAAATGAATAAAGTATTGGTAACTGGTGTAGCAGGATTTATGGGAAGCCATCTTGCGGATGAATTTTTGAAGCGTGGATATCATGTTGTTGGTATTGACAATCTTATTGGAGGATACAAGGAGAACGTTCCCGAAGGTGTAGAGTTCTGGGAACTTGACCTTAATGATTTAGATTCTCTTCACGAACCATTTGCAGGTGTTGACCTAGTTGTTCATACTGCTTGTACTGCTTATGAAGGGTTGTCTGTATTCTCTCCTGCTCTTATTACTCGTAATACCTCGCAAATTATTGCAACTGTTATGAGTGCCAGCATCAAGGCTGGTGTTAAAAAGATTGTTCACATGTCTTCTATGGCTCGCTATGGAACGCAAGAGGTTGTTCCATTTACAGAAGACCTTTTACCTTTACCACAAGACCCATATGGTATTGCTAAGTATGCTGGAGAACTTTTGATTAAGAACCTTGCAGAAACTCATGGTATGAATTATGTAATCCTTGTTCCACACAACATCATTGGACCAAGACAAAAATATGATGACCCATTTAGAAACGTTGCATCCATTATGATTAACAGAATGCTTCAGGGCAAGCAGCCTATCATTTATGGTGATGGAACGCAGATGAGGTGTTTCTCATTTATGCAAGATGTAATTAATCCATTAATGATTGCTTGTGAAACAAATGTAGCAAATGGAATGACTATTAATATTGGTCCAGATGAAGAGTTTGTAACAATCGTTGAACTTGCTGAAAAACTTGCAAAGATTTTAGACTTTAAATTAGACCCAATCTTTATGGCTGGAAGACCACAGGAAGTGAAACATGCAAACTGTTCTGCTGATAAAGCCAGAGAGATTTTAGGATACAAAACCTCTACCACTTTAGAAGAGGGATTGACAGAACTTGTTAATTGGATTAAAGAAAAAGGAACTAAGCCATTTGACTACCACTTGCCTATTGAATTTATTACAGATAAAACTCCTAAAACCTGGACTCAAAAGTTAATGTAACTTATTCATCTTTAGTTTTTTGCTTGACCAGAGATAGCATTCGTTCTGGTGTTGATGCAGAATAATATAACCAATAAAGTTCTATATTACGAAGATGATTAAAATTAAATCCTGGGTCATGTATTTGAACATCATGTCCCAAACAATAAATATATCCATCATGTTTAATTAATTTGCTACCCTTAATGATTGTGTGTGCCAATTCAAATGCTGAATCTTCTCCGCCCCATTGAACAAACTTTTCATCCATGCCCCCAACAGACCACCATGCTTCTGGTGTACAAACATAAATGCCACCATTGGCTTCTGTATATAATGTATGTTTAAGTAATTTAATATCTGAGCCATCAAAAAACTTTTGAGTCATTTCTTTATCAAAATATTTACAAAGTCTGTAAGGATTATGAATCATACCATCTTCTTGGCATTGTTTTATTGCTTCCAATAAAGGCTCAATTTCGGGTAGTGTATCTGCATCATTAATAATAATAACGTCACAGTGAGCCTCCTGTGCCTTTTTTACACCATCATTACGACTGGCTGAAGCATTCCAGAATTCCCCTGGTCTATCGCTATAGAATATCTCAATGTCTGCTAAATTAGTTTTATACCAAAAAAGAACAGCCTCTAAAGGTTTTATCCTAGAAGGCTGCTCTCTCCATGGTATTACTAATCCTAGTTTCATTCCTCTTCATCACCAAGGATTGCCAAAACACTAGCACTATATAAAGATAGATAGTCATTTCCATCATGCTTAAATTTCATAACATTATTAGGATTAAACATGATTTTGTCTCCTACTTTTACATCCATTGGTACACGGACACCATTCTTTAGTTGTCTACCCTCGCCTACAGCAAAGGCAACCCCAATGTTTTTTGGTTCGTCTGATGGACCCACAGAAAGCAATAGACCAGATGCAGTCTTTTCTGGTTCTGTTTTCTTTTCTACTTTGATAATAATAATATCTTCTGGTGCTTTAATCATGCTATTCCTTATCGAATGCTAGTCTTGTAATTTCTTCAGATGCAAGCAGAACTGCGATAGGTGCTAGTGCTGTAATGACAACACCAATCCAGGCACGAAAGTCTACCAATGAACCATTCCAGAAACTAAGTGTGTGAGCAACGTTAGCAATAACCGATACAATGGCAAAGCCTGTTAGTCCTGCTAGTGTTCTCCATGTGGATTCGCCACGAGCCTTAAAGACTACAAGTGAAATAGTATATGCAAGAATAGCAGCATCAATGAACAATGCTGGTAACCATTGCAAGAATGCTGGCAAGCCTGTCCATGCAGACACCTCGTAGATACCACTAAATGAAACGGTAAAAGATGTAATCATAAGCAGCGATACCAAAGCAACAGCAGTATACAACACTGGAAGTGAGTCTGGATTAATACGTTTAGACTTCTTCTTTACTACTGGAGACTGTGGCTCCTGTGTAATTGTTTCAGGGAACTCTACACGCTTGTTAAAGTTACCACCTTGGATATCCCATTCTGTTAGATTACTCATAATTCTATTATACCTTATTTATCCCATTTGTCATCTAATACCAGCATTGCGATAATTGCGTAGTTTGCCATATCAATAAAAGAATCCCTAAGACTTTCATTTTCGGGGGTAGCACCAGAATCATAAAGATGGTTAATGCGAGCCAACTTGTCGTGCATTCTAACCCTAAGTCCATTTAACGCTCCTCCTGGACTACCAGAAATATTCTTCGGTCCATAGTCTTTGTGCTTTTTAAGAAGCAGTTGTTCTGCTTCATCATAGGTAATGCCAACTGCTTTTACAAATTCTTCATTTAAATCCATTTTAATACTCCTCGTGATTAATTCCGTGTTTACTATCCACATACTTATGAATCTTGCGTAGTGTTCTAGCCTTTGCAAATCCGTATACCGCTAATGCGAATACAGCATTCCAAAAGAATTCAGCGATGATGTGGTTAATGCCAAATACTACTTCTAGTAGGTCGTGTTCCATTATTCTTTTCCTTCACAATTTAGTATTGCTTGAACTTCATTATTAGGATACTTATCCCAACAGTTTTCTTTAGGCAGGTTTGCTTGAATAATCATTGTTAATACTATTGCAATAATAAAAAAGCCAGATATAAATATTAGCCATGTCATACCATCATCACTTATTTGTTGTTTGGTCATTCGTTAGCCATTCTACTAGTTTTGGATTGTCTTTTAATACTGCCAATAGTCCAACTTCATACATGGCAATAAAGTAATGCTCCCATGATTCAAAGTCATCTTCTTTAGTTGGTCTAGGCATACCCTCGTAGTTCATACGAACAGCGTGTAGGACTTCGTGTAGCAGTGTAACCTGCTTCTTGCCATTACCCAAACCAGATGCAACAACAATTAGATTCTTGCCATCCAGGGTATAGCCATAAGCACCATCACTCAGCATACCATCTTCGCCAGTATCACGCTCAATAACATTGAATTTTTGTGGACCAACTTTAATTGATTTAATCATTATCTAATCTTTCTAATCATACTGATAGCGGAATGAACTCCAGCAATAATTCCTGGGTTGTAGTGTTGACCATTGTTCTTTAGGTCTTTCTCAATAGCAGCAATGATTACTTTACGCTGTTCTGCAACTGCTTTCTTCCTGCCAGTCTCAAAGCCTTCGCTCCAACCCTTATTATAGCCATCTTCATAGCCCTTATCATATTTACGTTTAAATGTATTTTGTAGGCGTGTAGCCCAATCTGGTTTACTCATATATATATTTTACCGTATTTAGCGGTGTTTGTCAAGCAAATAATGAGATAAGTCTGGCTTCTGTGGCTGTTCCCTTGTGGAAAATTTCTTTACCATCTACCTTGCCAATAAAGGCAGGAACTCCTCTAATGCCATGTTCCTGGAAAACGCTTACATCTTCATCAGCATCATACTTAATATAAACAATGTCAGGATTATCATTAAGAAACTTATCAATGATTGGTTGCATTTGTTTGCATGGCTGACACCATGTAGCACTAAAATGAATTAGTTCTTTCATTAATTACCCCTAAGAGACTTGAGTTTGTGCCCAACTAATGTATCTGTTGGCTTACCATCTTTGTACACTCTAACAACTGCAGCAGGGTCTTCTGGTGTTCCTGTTACTGAGAAATCTGAGTTAGGAACATTGTACTTACCATTTCTAATAATTCTAACAATCTTACCTGTTGCTGTACCGCCAGAAGAATTCCAAGAAACCATGCTACCAACACTACCAGCCTTAGATAGTTGTCCCTGGTCTGAATAATCTTTACCAAAATCAGCAAACAAAGCCTTATCTGCTTCTCTAGTTGCAATAGCACGACTCCAAGAATACCCAGAGTCACCGCCCCAAGCGTCCCACATAATTCTTCCGTTGCTTGGATTGCTTGTGTTATTGAAATCTTTACCCTTTTTGTCTACCTCGTGACGAGAGAAGAATGAATACATGCGTTTGACCACACTAAGAGACATTGAGCGACCTGCTACGATATCTCTTGCTCTACCCCAGCCAACAGGAGTTCCTGCACCATTAGCCTTGCCCTCTTCCTTCCAACGGATAGCACGAGCAGCAGCAGACTTCATACCAGCAGTTGGAGAATATCCGTCAGCCTTGTACATTTCTTCCATGTCCATTTCTGGCATACCGTCTTCTGGCTCCTGAACCTCTACATCAAGGTCTGCAATTTTATGTGCATCAGACATAAGCATTCCAATTGAGTATGCTGTTGGACACCAGTTATCTTCGTCTTCCTCATATTCATAAATTCTAACAGCCATTGCTGGATTTTCTGGTGTAGACTGAATAGCGTATTCTGTTCCTGCAACTCCATAAACTCCACCCTCAGTCATAACATGTTCAACAAGACCAACAACTGCACCTTCTGTTGTTAGCCCCATTACATAGTCACCCTCAACAATTCTTTCTGCTTTATACATAGCACTAATAGATGTTCCACCGCTAGAAACTGCACCAGAAGCATCCGAACCATTTCCTGGTTGAATTTTTGGTTTACGAATCTTAACTTTTTTACCACCACGCATAGATGTTGGTGTCTTTACTCCAACATTTGGGTATGTTGGGTTTGCGGTAGACGATGGATTAACACCATTATCTGCCTTATCTGCTTCGGCAGCATAGAGAGCACGAACTTGTGCTGTTGCATCTGCTTCTGTCTTGTGGCATCCCATTACTTCGCCACCTTCTTTTACTACTGGATACCCTGAGCATCCATTTGAACCCTGTGCTCCTACTGAATAAGGCATTAGTTTTCCATCTCCATTTCATTTTCCATGCTGACACGAATCTGCCAGCAAAACTTTTGTGATGCAGTCTGACGGTCAGCAAAGAAATTTGCTAGACCATACTGCTTGGCTTCGTTAGCAAGGTCACTTGCTACAACCAATGCCTCAATGTGTGCCTCAATAGAAAGATAAAGGTCATTCAACATAGGCTGTGGGTCACCAACAATAACTGGCTCTGGAACTGTTGACATGTCAAAGAAATCTGTTAGTCTATATGGTGCATACTGTCTTAGTGCACGAAGCCACTCTGCATAAGTATCTGTTGCTGCATCATAGTTTAAATAAATGTCTTCAAAAAATTCGTGGAACTGCTGGAAGTCATCTCCCTCTACATTCCAGTGGTATCCATGTGCTTTAAATTTAAGGGCAACGTTATCTGCCAGTAGCGTTCTTAGTTGTGCTAGTAAATTTTCCATTGTCTTATTATACCATATCTGTTAGTGGGCAGTTTACCGTCATACCCAGGACTTCCGACTTACTTAATAGTAATAGTCTTAGGTTTCTTTTCCTCTGGAACATTGATAACTAAATCAATAGTCAGAATACCATGCTTCAATTCAGCCTTAGCGACTTCAGCATATTCTGGTAGAGTGAAAGAACGAGTGAACTTGCGACCAGCAATGCCCTTGTAAACATAACGGATATCCTCTGGTAGTTCTTTATCTTCTTTTGTTTCACCAGCAACAGTCAAAATGTTCTTGTCTGTTGTGATTGTAACGTCATCCTTCTCAAATCCAGCAAGAGCAAATTCAAGATACCATTCGTTCTTGTCCTTTGAGTGAATTACGTTGTAGGGTGGGTATGTGGAGCCAACTCTGTTGATTCCTGGTGTTGCAAGCATCTTATCAAATTCCTGACTAAGTGCTGCGAATGGGTCTGTATAGATTACCATTTGTATCATCTCCTTTTAAGCGAGTTATTTTTGTACCCCCAATTGGCAGGTACATATCTATTATAGCAAAAAAGGACAGGCTTTGCAACCTGCCCCTTAATGCTTGTCAAGACTACTTCTTTGTGGTGGTCTTCTTAACTGGTGTTGTCTTTGTAACTGTCTTTACAACAGTCTTCTTAACTGGTGCCTTGGTAACCTTGACATCCTTAAGAGCATCTGCAACAACTGCAGCAGATGGAACAATGCCAAATGCCTTGTCCTTTGGATTTACTGCTCTAGTTGCAACTGGTAGCAATGCAGCAACCAATGACCAAGCAAGGGTCTTTGGGTCTGTAACGCCAGCCAAGTATAATGCGGCTACAGCAGATAGGATGCTACGCAAATATGATGCGAACAGAGCCTTTAGTTGAGTTGTACTCATTTTTGTTTCTCCTTATTTAGTGCCTAGTTATTAGGCGTTTCATCATTCTTTGGCAATACTGATTTTAATTTATTGTATGCCTCAGAAACTACTTTTACTGTGTTTGTATGAACTGTTTCGCCACCAAGTCTTCCATAGGTATTAGCCCATTCAAGTTGTGGTGCTACTTCTTTATCAAACTCAGCCAATGCTTTTTGTACTTCTTCGATGTATTCAAAAGCCCAGTCACGAGAATCTGAAATAAATTTTATAAACCCATCCGATTCTGTAAGTTTATTATTCTCTATTTCTTTTAGTGCATCTTTTAATCTGTTCTCCAACACGCTGTAATCAATCAGCAGTTGCATGTGTAGTTGTCCAGCAACATTAAAAACACTTTTTAATTTAAAGTTTTTATACACAAAGTAAAACAATGCAATAGTTAAAACAGAAAAAATTGAGATTGCAACAATGTTATTCATTTGGCGAGTTCCTGACCACCAAAACAATTGCACCATGGTCCTCTAAAGTTTTCTTAACATTATTTATATACTTAACAATCTCTTCAGCCTGGTCATTGTCCAAGTTCTCAAGGTCTTTTGGTTCTATCATAATGGTCAAGAAATCATCTGCATCATATATCATTACACCAAAATTTTGTGGTGGAACAATGCTCTTGAATGCTGTTGCCATTTCTACTGTATACATTAAAATTCCTTATCTATTGTTAAATCAGTCCAGGTGTTAGCCCAGTCTTCTTTTGTTTTGTGCTTGTTGAATTCCCTTGAAATTTTTCCTTTTTCCAAGTATACTCCACCCCAGACACCATATTCTTTTTTACTAATACCATTAGCAAAACAAATTCTAGCAACTGGACAAATTGAGCATAACGAGTCTGTAGTCTTTCTGACCTCAATATCTTCTTCGTATTTCTCAAAGAATAGATTGACATCATCTCCCCTGCAGAGACCTTCATCTTTCCAGTTTTCATTTGACATTCTTCTTTGCCAAACTAGCAGGTATATTCCAGCCATCCTCATTTGCATTAAAACGGTTAGCAGTGAACCACTCACCGTTGATGAACTTGGCATTTGGTTTCATCCAAGCCATAGCAGACTTTCTCAGTTCTACAACTGTCCAGCCATCCCACGATAGAAACTTATTGTTATCTACAATTGTTTCCATCTTCTCTAGTGATTTAATTAACATAATCACCCTTTCGTCTAGTAACGATATACTCCAACTTCAACATCTTTGGCTTCTGCCAAATCTACGAGTTCAGAGACTGATTCTTTTGGCTTACTGAAGTAAGCAAAGTAACCAATATTATGAATATTATTTTTAATCCAAGTAGGTGGAACTTTAATAAGTTTTGCTTTAATTCCCCTAGCCTTTAGACTACGTTCGGATATGTTTACGAACTCCAGTCCCATTTGATTAATCCTTAGTGGACCAGCAGACGCAACCGTGAATTCTGTATCTCCTTCGGGTAGGCTCGATAAGGCAACTCCCATTGCCCTAAGAAACACATTGTAATCATTAAAATTACTTGTTCCCTGTATTGCTACTATCATCATTACCTTTCGTAAGTCTGTCAACGATAAATACTATCTTATCTAATTCTACACCATCTATGGTATGTGTGTCAACCTTTTTCTTTGTTTCTTGAATAATATTTCTATTAATTATTTCTGCTTGATAAAGAGCATTCTCTTCAATCCAATAAGCCAAGCCATCAATAGTAATGACTTTAAGCATATTGTTTTGTCTAAAGTCCTCGGATGACTGTGTTATTTTTTTAATACTTTTGACAAAATCATATCGATTGTTTATTTGATTAGTCCTGCTTTGACTATAAACAACAGGTAGCACTCTTGTTACCTTTGTTTGTTTCATAATTCTACCAAAAAATAGTAACACAATCAGCATAAAGATTGCACCAAACATAAATTCCATTTTGTTCTCCTAGTATAATTATACTAAATTAATTTATCTAAGGCAAGCCAATTTTGTTTTGCAATATCCCAAGTAAAATTATTATAAATATCTTCTACCTGATTAGTATAATCATATCCATTTTGTTTAATTGTTTTAATACTTTTGGTTAGTTCTTCGGCATATCGTTCTGCAGTTAGTTCATTGAAAGGAATCATTATCCCATACCCCAAGGAAGTTTCTGGCAATGCCCCCAAGTCTGTGTGGACTGTGTAGCATCCAGCAGACAAGGCTTCCATCTGTGTAAGACATGATGTCTCTGGGTAAGTAGATGGATAGGCATGAATATGGGCATCTGCAAAAAATTTATAAACTGTTTTTCTTGGAGTCTGTCCATAAAAAATAATCCTATCATCATTTAATAAAGTAGAATCAATGTGACTAGGCAAATCTGGATAAAAATTATTAAAAATATTTAACTCAAAATCTTCCTCTACCAATGAAATTGCTTGTAGCAACAACTCCAATCCACGGTCTTTATTGGAGGCATGAATAATCTTTACCTTATTAATATTATTAAACTTATCTACATTGCCTGTAATTGGATAAATTGCATTTGGAATAACAATAATTTTATCTAAATCAAAATCTAATTCTCTGGCTATTTCTTTTTTAGCATACTCAGAAACACTAACAATATATTTAATGCTATTTTTAATTAATTTATTTGTAAGTGTTTGTTTTAGTTCGGGTCTGAATTGACTAATAGTGTTGTGCACCCATAAAATAGTTTCTTTGCCATCTGTTCCCCATGTAGCCAAATCTGGAAATTGTCCTGGCAAAATTACACAATGGTACTTCTGTATATTTTTCATTTCTGGCAATATCTTTTCGATAAAGCCCCTAGCCATCGATTCAGTTCCTCCATAAAAATTTTCATTATAAGGAAATATTCTATCACTCATTATTAAGTCTTTCTCTTTCATCAATAATCTGATAAGCAAATCTGGTCATTGCTTCCTGTGCCTTCTCATTATTCAGAATACCATCGTAGTGATGGGCACAGAAAAGCAAATCCCCTGTTGTCCCAATAGTTTGAACATAAGCCTGAGAGCCACACACATCACAACGATGCGATGTATCTAGTGTCCATCTCTTATCTATTTGTTCTATTAGACTATTTGTCATTTGAGTAAAATCCTCCACCATTAAATTTAATTGCTCCTACTGAGTATACCTTATGCATTGCAGTATTGCAAGCGTCACAAAGTAATTCTTTGTCAGCATCTTCAAAAGTTCTTACCTCTTGTGCTGTCTTCTCGCAGTCTGGACATTTAAAATTATATGTTGGCATGATTTTCCTTTTGTTACCTACGCCTTTTTGGTAGGCACAACTTTCTTTACTGCTGTAACAACCTTGGCTGCAACAGACTTTTTAGGTGCTGCATCAAGTACCGCAAACAAATCATTTAGTTTGCTAATATCGGCAGTGATTAGGTTCTTTACAGTTCCATAGGTAACGTGCAAATGATTTCCAGTTGATGCGGTACCTGTTGTTCCAACTAGACCAACGATTGTCTTACCTGCTTCTACCTTGTCACCCTGCTTTAGTGTTGATGGAACCTGGAAGTGTGCGTAAAGAATAAAGTGTCCGTCATAGGTTGACTGAATTAGGTAGTTACCCAACACCTTTGTCTCTCCTACTTCCATTACTGTTCCTCCTGTGATAGCCTTAATCTTGCTACCGCCAGCAACTGACCAGTCAACGCCACGGTGTGGATTTGTTCTGTAAGATGCCATGTTCTTAAATCCATCTCCACGCTTATTCTTCGGGAATGGTTCTACATAAATTGCTTCTGTCATATTAATACTTCCTTTCAAGATGTATTCTACGATTGCTCATAGTAATACTATTATAGCATTCATCAGAGCCACCTAACAGATTTGAACTGTTGACCTCCATATTACAAGTATGGCACTCTACCGCTGAGTTAAGGTGGCGTAGCGATAGCAGGACTCGAACCTACAACATCTTGCTTCGTAGGCAAGCACTCTTCCATTGAGTTATATCGCTGCGATTCCGATGGGACTTGAACCCACGACCTCTACCGTGACAGGGTAGCGTTCTAACCAACTGAACTACGAAATCAAACGTAATGCATTTCAAGCAATTCTTCGAAGTTATCGCTGGGCTTCCCTGCAATAAACTGCCTTAGTGCATTACTTGACAGAGAGAGGCATTGGAGGGCTTTATGCCCAGTACTCTGGGTAACTCCATAGTATGCATCTTCTATCCGCTGGGCATCCTGGGTTCGAACCAGGGACATTTCGATTAACAGTCGAACACTCTGCCAACTGAGTTAATGCCCATCATTATTTAATTATACAGTGTAACCACTGTTTGTTGCTCGCCATACAGATGGAGCATGATTCTCTTCGACAGCCAACTTAGTTTCTTTATCTTGATAGAGTCTTAGAACATGAATGCAATCATCTGCACCCTGCTCCCAGCCAGCATCTTCTTCTGCAGTTGTTGGTAAGCCATCGTGGATAGCACATACAGCAGGACCAACCCAGCCTTGTGTTAAGCCATGTTGTAGCCATTCGTCAAAAATCATTGACATAGAAAAACCCCTTTCAGGTCTATATCTATTATAAACTACCGAAAGGGGTTTGTCAAGTTATTTCTTAGGCTTAGATGTCTCTTCGTCTTGTGCTACATCTTTAAGAGCAATAGTCTGACGGAAAGCAGCATTAATCTCATTACGAGATAGTTTGCCATCTTCAAGGAATGCCAAGGCTAGTAACTCTACTACCTTTGCTACTGCTAAGATACCGCCCATTACAGCACTAAACCAAATAGGAATCTCGATACCGCTAATACCGCTTGCTACGCTACCAGCACCAACTACACCAAGTGCAGAAGCAACGAAGGTAGCAACAATACGCATAAATACATTACCAAATAGTCTCATTATTCTTCCTCCTTGTCTTTTGGATTTCTAAGTGGATAAGTAATCATCCATAGAACAGATGTTCCAACGATTGCATATCCCACAACTTCTTTTGCTGAACCCTCAAGGACGAGCCATGCGACAAACATACCAAGAAGTGTCCATGCTTGACCCAATAGGTCATTTAAAAAATTCTTCATTAATCTTTCCTCCTTGTACTTGATGTTCCACCTGAGCCACCTGCTGATGCAGATGCTGCCGCTGATGGTGCTGCTGCAGATAATGCTGCTCCTGTTGCTGCGTTGACTGCTGCTCCAACAGCAACAACTGCTGTTACAACAATCTTTTTAGATTCTTCTCTTACCTTTGGAGACATGTCAGAACCAACGTTACCCATAAAGTTAATTGCACCAACCAAAGCCGCTGCTCCTGGAATGGCTGCAAGTTCTTCAGAAATTACAATGTCATCTGCTTGTGCTGCTACAAATAGAGCGTCAAGAGCCTGTTCATATTCTGGTGAGCCTTGTTCTGAATTATTTAGGATTTCATTTGCTACAGATATAAGTTCTGCTACTTGTTCATTTGAAAGTGATTGTGGGTCTACCGTGGCTACATCTACTGGTAACTCAGGTTGATTGGGTTCGGGGGACACTGGCGGCTCTGGTTCTGGTAGCGGTTCTGGGATAACTTCTGTTGGCTTTTCAACAGGTTCCTCGGTCTCCGTAGGTGTAGGTGCTGGCTCTTCATAAGGTGGAATGGAGTCAAGTTCTTGTTGGACTGCAACTAATTCCTCCTGTTTTGTTATTACATCTTGAGATGCTACTTCAATTATACTTGCTTTTTCTGTTTGAACTAACAAAGATGACTCATAGTTTTCCTGCAACACATCTCTATTTGATATTGCAAATAACAAAGTAGATTGTTTTTCATCTAAGTTATTTTGTGCTATGCCAACAACCAACAGCAATCCTGGGTCATTGATTAGTGGGGCAGTAGCATCCTCATCTGGAACAATAATAATGATATCTTCTTTTCTATATCTAGTTTCTTCTCTATAAAAAGTTATTTCATCATAGACAACTACCTCATCGTAAACTGTTTCTTCTGTGTAATAAGTTACCTCATAGTACTTTACAACTGGTTGATACACTATCTCTGTTACTGTTCTTTCTCCAAACCATGATGCAGGAACAATTTGCATATTACCACCAGAAATTTTTGAATAAAGTTGTACCCATGCTCCACCACCATTTTCATAATAGTATAGTGTAGTTGGATAGAAAATACCTGCTCTAATCCATACTTCTTGTGAGGTAGTGCCACCTCCACCTTTGTCACGCCAATCATTGATAAGGCTCATGCCAGCAATTGTTAACTTAACTCCGTCATCTCCTGGAGCGTAAAAACTATACCACCCATCTTGTGGAACCATGAGATTGCCTTCAAACTTTACTAAAACATCTTCAGCCTTTCCAGAGTTTAAAACTAAACCACTGCCCCATTGGAAATCAATGTTAGGAACATTCTTAGTTGATAGTGGTGTTTCTGTTTCTGTTGGTAGTGGTGGGGCATTGTTGTACCCCTGTCTGTTGTAAGAGGTTGCTGTAAGTCCACCTGGAACTAGAGTTGTGACTTCCACTGGCTCATAATCTAAATAAGACTCCATCCTTGTATTAGGAACTAGGATTGTTCTCGGTACAAGTTCTGTTCTTGGAACTAACTCTGTATATGGAACTTGAACTGTATATGGAACATCAATGGTTTGTGTGACTTCTTTGTCAGGTCTAATCCAGTTAGGGTCTGAGATTAATTTTGTGTTGTAATTTTCCTTAGCCAAGTCTAAGGCTACCTGTGCTTTATCTACTAGCAATTGTTTGCTTTGAACATCTAAGATTGCATTATCTAAAACTGTTTTCTTTGACTCTACCGTGGAATCTATTGTAGCCTTTTCATTTAAGGCTGTCTGGTATGCTTCTTGAGCAACTGTCAAAGCAGTTTTGGTAGCATCAACTTTAGCCTGTGCTTCTGCCACAACTGCATCGTATTCAGCCCTTGTTTCTGCAGAGGCTGTTGATGGAAAGAATAGACAAGAAAAGGCTAAGAATATTGCTAGTATAAATCTTGGGGTTTTTTTATTAATTTGTAATCTCCTAGTTGGAAGTGTCCAACAAGAATATTATACCACTAGATTACATTAATGTTAAACTGTTTAAAGTATGAATCTAGTTCTTTTTGGTCTGGTTTGTTGCGTTCAATAATGCTACGCTTGTCAAACTCATGCATCTCTTCGGTCTTCTTCCTGTCACGGAAAGTGTGAATCTCTACCATCTGATTTAAGTCTCTGGGGGTATGAGAGATAGCACCAAAGATAGCACCACAAACAGCATCCGCCAAGTCCTTAGAAGACTTACGAGGGTGGTCTACACGATTACCTTTCATAATCTTCAACTCAGTCAGTTCTTCGAACAATAAGTCAATGGCTGGCATGGCAAGTCTTTCTTCATACACAAGCATAGCCATATCCTCGTAGTGCTTCTTAGCAACAGAAACAGTTTCAGTACGAATACCAACAGCCTTTAATTCATTCTGGATATCAAACGATTGCCAGCGGTCAAAAGAAACCATTCCTAAATCAAAACCTAGTCTGCGTAGATTCTGAATCCATTGTTTAACCTCGGATAGGTTTACAGGACCTTCGATGCGTGGTTCCCAATAGACTACTGCATCTACCACTACGATAGGCATTACTTGTGCGTAGTCTTTAACTACCTGGACATTTACCCACTTTTCAACGTGAGCAATCGCAACAGCACACTTGTCATGCTTTTGTGCAAGGTCAGCATGAACAAAATATTTCTTATCTGGGTCTGGTTTAAATGATTCCATAAAACGTTTGTTAGAGTCTATTGGATTAACTATTGTCATGGTTGCACGAACTTTTTCTTGCTGCTTAAAGAACGCATCTGAAGCATAGGTTGGGATACAAGCAAAACGTTGCATAGCATCTCCAAGGTCTGTGTAGAACGCTAACTTAAAATCGTCAATTTTTCTAGTGGGATTGACTACCCAAGTTGGTCTTTTAATAGCAAACATTCCAGGAAATTTGTAAGATAAAATAGTATCCTCTTCCCACTCAATCTCAAGACTGTTGCCTTCTGCATCTTCTGGTAGGTCAGGGTTCATAATGAAAGTATGTTTCTTTACGACCACTTCTTTGTCTGCAATTACTGAATCATATTTCTGACTAATAAAGTCTCCAGGATAGCGTGGAAAGGATAGCAGGGCTACCTTGCCTAAGTCTGGGAAGCGGCTGTCTACAGAGGCACGGAAGGCTTTATAGATGTTGTCTGCAGTCTTTCCTTGTTCATTACCAGTGCCAACTTCATTAGCAAAACCAGAAATCTCATCCAATACTGCTAGAAGAAGGTTCAGACCTTCGTGAGACTCACGCTCAGAGTGACCAGAGTAAACAGTAATAGCATTATTAAACTCAATACTATCTACCTTTGCATAGTATTTGCCAGCAAACCAAGGCGAACGTTCAATTTTATTTTTAAAACCTTTAAAGAAAACATTTTTAGCCTGTTGTGCGTTAATCGCAATGTTGATAATATCAATAGCGTCACCAGTAGGTTTACCAAAATAACGAGCAGGGTCTTTAAGACAAAGTAATTTATAAACGATGTAGCAACAAGCAACTGTAGAAACAAAGTCTTTACCAGAACCCTTTCCTAGTTGTAGGATTACTTCATTCTTAGTATACTTATTGTAGTATCTACGACCTTCTTCTTCACCAAGTAATTCAACAACTTCTTCTAGCCTATAGATTTGAGACATTGCTTCAACAATATCGTACTGTATTTGAGATAGCGATGGCTGACCTAGATAGTCTTCACCTTCAACAAATGTTTTTACATCTACTGGATTCTCTGCAAATACATTACTCTTTAGGACTTCAAAGAAATCATTGAACATTGACAATTGTAATTACCTCTTGTTCTTTAGATACCTGTGATAGTCTTCGCATAATCTCATCTCGTACCTGCGGATATTCGCTTGCAATATCTCTAAGAATACCAACAAGGATATCTTGTTTACGTTCAATTTCTAGCATCTCTTCTGCCAGTTCTTTATTCTCAAGTAGACCAGCCTTTTGTAGCATGTCTATACGCTTGCTTTCAATATCCATAACAAGTTTAATTGCAGCAGTCTTGGCACCGAGATTAGCAACAGTGGTAGCATCATCCATAACTTCGTATGCTTTACTAATTAATTTATTATAATGTGTATCTGCACCCACCAATGCTTCTTTGGCACGAGCACGAATAGCAGCATTGTCAGAAGCCATTACACGCCATTGATTAATGTGAGCAACTACCTTTTGTCTTGGCATTGCAAGTTCTTTAGAGATTTGGGTAGGCTCTTCACCCTGGAGATACTTCTCCACAACTTTATTCATCTCATCGAGATGTTCAACTGTTAAATCTTCAATCGACATTTTTCTTTCGCTTTACTCGCTTTGTTGGAATACGCTTTACTCTTTCAGGGTCAAACGAACGCCATGCAGTAGCAGTTGACTTCTGCATTTCAAAACAGTCTACCCAGACTTTACCATTTTCAGTATTAGTCACAACAGCATCAAACTTAAATTTGACACCATGTTCTCCCTCTATTTTAATGATATCACCTTTAGCAATAGTAAAATTGCCAATTTGCAATTCACTCTCCCTGCTAAACTTTGTTTCTTGTAGTTTAACTGACCTTACTTTTTTCATCTCTTTGACTTCCTTAGTTTAAACTTGGCTAGATAAACATATATAGTTTCTACGCTAGTGCCACACTCTAAAGCAATCTGCTCTGGAGTTTTCTTATCTACATGGAATCGTTTGCGTAACCATGCTTCATTTGTATAAAACTTATTAGCCATTAGTATCCAAACGCCTTATCCCAATTCTTCAAAGCCCAGTGTCCAATTGCACAAGCATCTGCAACATCGTCATCTTCTAACTGCTTATCATAATTTATATTAACAAAGTTAATTGTTCTTTGCTTTCGAATATTTCGTTCCTCATTCTTGAACCAGGAAACTGACTTGCCTGGATTCTTCTTCTGAACTTCATGCTTTTCTTCTTTAGTTAGTTTTTTATTACCAATAAAGTTTTGCCAAGTCATAGGAGATACGGAACCAATCTTCTTTACCCCAGACATAGAAGCAGCCCCAAGCAATGCTCCTTGCACCATAGCAAGTTGTGCAGCAGTCTTAGGGCTGTTCATAAATACTGTGTGTTCAATGATGATGGTATCAAAATCAAACTTATCGAAGAAGGCTTTGGTCTTCTTGGCAGCATCCATAACCTTGTCATAGGTAGATACGCCCTCAAATTTAATCTTTCCACAAGCAATGATTTTATTATCTTCAAAGATAGCGAATGCTAAACTATTTGTACTAGCATCAATAGCACAGAAACGTTTTGGCTTTTTAGTCAAATTTAATTTTACCATTTAGGATATCCTTAATCTCTTTGAGAGCATCTTTAACATCATCTGGATTAATATCGCATGCTTGACAAATAACTTCTTCTGTATACATTGATAATTGTTTGCCACAATTTTTGCATGGTCTAATCTTACCAGCACGTTTTTTAACCTTATCCTTCAGATATTTTTGAGCAATCTTTTCTTTAGTTGCTGACTGTCTACATTCTGGCGAACAGTATATCTGATAAGATAATTTAGTTTGGAATAGATTGTCACACCAATCACAATGTTTGTTCTTCATTTAAAGGCTCCAGAGATTTAATTTTTATCTCTCCAGAACCTGCAGAAGCACAAGCCGCTTGTATAGGGCATGTCTTGCATATCTTTGAATTAGAACGATAGTTTTTCTCTGGCAGGGTTTTGTCTTCCCAAGCCTTACGAACAGTTCTCATCCATTCAAAAGTGTTCTCTACCCACTCGTACATGTACTGATTTAATTCTACAGGAAAAATCAACAGTTCGTGATTGTTCTTGTTCTCATAAATCAGAATTGCTTTGCTTCTATTAAGAATCTTCATGTAGATAAGCAACTGAATCATATGACCCAACTTTGGCTTACCTGTATTTTTACGATACTCAAAGCCTTCATTAGGCATTGTCTTAATTTCGCCAAGCAATTCTTTGTCTTCCCAATTCAAAATAACGTCACCGTAACCAAAGATTGGTGGGTCGTTGTATGTTACCTTGAACTCTGAATCTACAAGAAGTCCTGGAACGTTGCCCATAGCCTCTTGAATTCTTTCGTGTGCTTTTGTACCAGCAGTCATGTTGGCACCACCATAAGCATCTGCATTGTCCACAAAGTTTGCACCCTCAAAGGCTAGATACCAATAGCGTGGACATTCTCCATGAGAGAATGCAATTGTACTAGGTGCAAATGTTTTCTTTGTCTGAAACTTGTCTACACGATTTACAGTATAGCCAGAGTTAATCTTATCAATGAGTGCTTGTTTGTCTAGGAATGATGGCTTAGAGTTTGGATTGCTTTCTACCTTTTTAATCATTACCTGACTTAATAAATTTTTTGCCATAATAAACACTAGCGAGTGATATATTTAAGAGCCGAAACGAGGTTGTTGATAGCCTCAGCAGCGGTATAATAAATATTCTTTTTCGCTCTGTCTCCTTTATCTACGTTAGTTAGCCATGTGGCTTTGAAAGACATCTTCGCAGCAATTGCTTGTAAGCGAACGATTTCTACTTGTGCAACGTTAAGAGGAATATCTGGCTTAAGGATTACCTTAGCAATAAAAGTAAGAGCAGTAGTCAGTTCTTCATCATCCATAAAGTCAGCAATCTCTGTAAGACCATTGACCTGTTCAATTGTTGTTTGTTCCATTTTAATATCCTTAATGTTGTAATTCTATTATACACTATTAGGCGGTAATAGGTCAAGTATCATTTCTAGTAGAGAGAGTTCAATGACTGCTAATCTTGTTTTAATACCCTCTTCGCCAAGGACAACTACGATTGCTGGATTATTGTTATTCCTGATAGCATCCGTAGTTGCCTTAGCCCAGACCTCTTTATTGAGGGTAAAGGACTTTCCCACTTCTTTGAAATCAACAGTGAAGTTCTCCCAAGAAGCATCTCCCTTGTGGGTGCCCCTACCAGAGTTCTTATGCTGCTTCGCCCCAAGGCGTTTGCTTTCACTTCTCTCGCTCAAAGTCCTGCTTCTTCTTCTTAGTTTGCAAACTAACTTCGTTCAAATGTTTTTCAGGGCACATCCAAGTAATTAGTTTTTCAATTGCATATAATCTAACTGATTTAACTTCTACCCTGCAAGTATGGCAAGGAAATCTGCCTGGATAAACTGTGTACTTACCCATTCATAACCTTAGCCTTGATATCGTCTTGTAGGTCTAGGTCTTCACGAACACGAGCCACGAACTTATCTCTACCCTGCAACTTGCTTCCGTCTGGTAGAATATACCAAGCACCTGTACGCTCTACAATACCCATCATCTCTGCAGTATCAACCAAATCACCGATGCTGTCAATGCCAACATCACCTCGGAAATAAAAATCGTATTCTCCAGATTGGAAGGCTGGCGATGTCTTGCTAAATTGGATTTCCCAACGAATCTTCCTACCAACCTTTTCCTCAATGAGTTTATCCCCAACTGCAATCTTGCCTTTAATTGCTTGATTGTCTGATTCGGAAGAGAATAACTTGATAACCGTTGATGAATAAAACTTAGTAGCCTGACCACCTGAAGGCTGTTGACTAGTATACATAGCAGAAATATTGTTACGAGATTGCGAAATAAGAACCAAAAGGGTTGGCTTAACTTTATTATTAGCATAATTAAGCATCTTCCAAGCGTTGCTAAAATCTCTAGACTCCGCACCAATCTGTTTAGTATTTTCCAATTGTTTAAGTTCATCTGTATCCTTTTCAAAATAGATTGCAGGTAGTAGAGATGTAATTGAATCAACTACGATTATATCTACTCCAGCATTCATTAGGTTAGTTCCCACATCTACCATCTCGTTAATTGTTCTGGCTTGTGATACGATAAGGTTATCTGTATCTACCCCAAGCCTTTTAGCCCAATCTTCTGAGTAAGACATCTCAGCATCAATCCAAGCACACAACTTACCCTCTTCCTGTGCCTGAGCAATCATCTGCAAGCATAGTGAAGACTTAGCAGAAGATTTGCTTCCCCAAACCAATACCTGTCTACCCATAGGAAGACCACCATTTAGAGCACGATTAAGACCAAAACTAGGAGTTCCCTGGTACTCAGTTTTAAACCCAACACCGTTAGTCAAACGCTTACGGATGCGTGGGTCTAATTGAGCCATTGCTTCTTCAATAGTAGTCATTAGAAACGAACCCCATGTCTTTCTGGTCTAGACTTGTTGTAGCCAGTCTTCTTTTCAAAAGCATCATCAAGACTTCCATTGACATATTCAAACTCACGCAAACCTGCATACAGGTCAAGAGTACGAATAATAATATCTGCCATCTCATCTGCTACTTCTTCTGGACCTTTGGACTTACGAATTGCTTCCATAACCTCAACCGCTTCTGACACAATCATCATTAGTTGTTTAGTCATAAATATATCCAAGGATTCCTTGTCATCATTGTTATAGGCAATGCCCCAGAAACCTTTTTCTACTGCTGTTTCGTGCAGGTCTTTTGCTACTTCATCAAACATTGAACACATCCTCCATAATTATTGTTCCATCTTTAGTTTTACCCAAAGAGAATTTGTATACATTTCCTTCATCAATCTTCATGTACGCTTTAGAGAAAGACGTAGGAAATACTGTAACGCTATGCATCTCACGACTAGCATCTGCTAGAACTAGAGAAGCCATCTTCTTGCCAGCCTTAGTTACTCTAGGCTTAAATGATACTACAAATAGTTCATCTTCTTTGTAAGGCAACTGACGGAAGTTAAGAATCTTAATCAATCCAGACGGATTGCCTTTAATCTCGTCTGCTGGAATTGCTGTAACAATTCTATTATCACTTGCCAAAACAATGTAAGTTCTACCTGCTTCGATAGTGGTATTCTCGTCATCAAAGATTCCAGTACTACCAGTTCTATCTAGCAGTTCTACTCTTGACCAGCCCTTGCCACGCTTGATGTTCTTAATCATACCCATCAAAATGTATGCACCCTTTTCTTCGTACTCTTCCACGTCATTAATAAATGCGTGGTAGTGTTGTGGAATAGATGTATTAAATTCTGGTAAGTTGAGATACTCGTAAAGATTCTCACGAACTTCTTCATCGTTTCTAGGTTGGTCAGTAAATGTTGCAGCACCCACAAGGCGTAAAGCCTGTAATGCACGACTGTTCACCCCATTACCTTTACCAAATGTAAACTCTTCTAGTTCTTTGTATGAAGCAAATGGTCTAGCAGCAATATATTTGTTAGCAATGTTATCACTAATAAACTTAATAGATGATAGTCCGAAGCGAATACCTTTACCTTCGATTTTAAAGTCAACATCTGATTCATTGATGTGTGGCAAACGAACAGGGATACCCATACGCTTTGCTTCAATCAAGTATTCAGTACGAGCATCTTTGTCACTTTCATTCTTAAGTAATGAATACATAAACTCGATAGGATAGTGATACTTTAGCCATGCTGTCCAGTATGAAACTGTTGAGTAAGCCACAGCATGAGACTTGTTGAACGAGTATCCAGCGTGTGCTTCAAAGTCTGTCCACAGGTCTTCAGAAGCGTTAGGTGTTAGGAATCTAGAAGCACCCTTAACGAACTTGTCTTTAAAGACATCGAACTCTTTAGCATCTTTCTTCTTACCAATAATCTTACGAACCTTATCCGCTTCAGCCATTGTCATACCACCAAGTTCCACACAGGCAAGCATAACCTGTTCCTGATATAGAATACATCCATAGGTCTCTTGTGTGAATGCTTTAAGCACTTGGTGTTTGTAATCAATGTTTTGCTTACCATGCTTACGAGCAACATAGTCTTTACCAATTGTGTTCATAGCACCTGGACGAACCAAAGCGTTAGAAGCAGCAAGTTCTGCAAAGTTTTTGATACCCATCTTCACAAGCAAGTTTGTATAAGGTGTTGCTTCACACTGGAACACACCCTTAGTAAAACCATCTGAAAGCATACGATAAACGTTAGCATCTTCCATATTTAGTTTATACAAATCAACACTAGTTCCAGAACGTTCCTTGATAATGGAAAGCGTATCTTGAATAACAGATAGGGTCTTTAGACCCAGAGCATCAATCTTAATCAGACCAATGCGTTCTGCTTCTTCCATGTCTACTGCTACTACTGGAATACGTTCCTTGCTACCTGGAGTTGTTCTGGTCTCAAGTGGTGCATACTTAAAGATAGGTTCTTTAGCAGTAACCACACCAGCAGCATGAATACCAGTACCACGAATACGACCACGAAGTTGTTCACCATAAAGTTCAATCTCTGGATACTTCTCACGGAATTCCTGAGTAGACTTAGCCCTTAAGTAATCATCCCAGTCATCAACAAGTTTAAGAACCTTGTTCACATCTGCTAGTGGAATGTTTAGCACACGAGCAATATCTCTAATCATACCTTTGCCCTTGAACTCAAGGAACGTGGCAATGGAAGCAACGTGTCTATACTGTCTAACTAGATAATCTTTAACATCTTCACGTCTTGAATCTTGGATGTCAGTATCGATATCTGGAAAGTCATTACGTTCTGGATTAATAAAACGGAAGAACA